GTGGAGCTGATTGAAGCGATTCTTTATGCAGATGACGGTGCTTCAGAAGTTGTGAAGGAATTTAAAAGTGGCGCACTGACACTTGGAATCGATGATATCGGATCTTTGGTGGCACAGGATTTGACTGGGTGTAAAATCGACAGCAACAATGTCGTTGTTTCGAGAAGTGAAGACGGGGGAAGTCCGGTGGCAGTCGGGTTTCGTGCCAAGAAAGCCAATGGAAAGTATCGATACTTTTGGCTTTACAGAGTTATTTTCTCAGTTCCTGCCACAACCCTTGCAACTAAAGGTGACTCCATTACTTTTAGCAGTCCCACCATAGAAGGTACTGTGTTTAGGAGAAATAAACTGGACGGAGAAAACAAGCATCCTTGGAAAGCAGAAGTCACTGAAGGAGATAATGGTGTATCAGCTTCAACAATCTCAAGCTGGTTCACATCCGTTTATGAACCGGACTTCACAGCAGTGACACCGACCATTACCATCACAACTCAACCTGCAGGGCTGACGGAAGTAACAGCTGGTAGCATTACAGGAAGTCTTTCTGTAGTAGCAGAGTCCAACACCAGCGATCCGGTAACCTACCAGTGGTATGAGAACACCATCGATAGTACAACCGGAGGCACTGCTATTAACGGAGAGACATCGGCAAGCTTTGATATTCCAACGGATCTTCTGGCGGATACCTATTACTATTACTGTGTTCTCAGCCTCGTTGGCGCCAGTGATGTAACGACAACCGTAGCTACAGTGACGGTATCTTAATGGGAGGTAAATAGTAATGGCAGATGAGAAAATAAAAGTAGATGAGGTATCAGAAGAGAGAAGCACGACAATAAACATCGGTGGTGCCGACTTCAAACTGATTTTAACAACAAAAGCGACAAAGGCGATTGCCGGACGCTATGGTGGGCTTGAAAACTTAGGTGCCAAACTGATGAAGACCGAGAACTTCGAGATGGCACTAGACGAGATCGTGGTGCGCCCAGATAGGGCAAAGTCGAAAGTAGCGTAAGGTGCTACACCGTAAGATAATGCGGTAATCAACCCGCCTAACCGAAAGGCGAAAGCCGACACGGGAACAGAGCACGGCGGGAAAGCGGTAAGTTGCCTAAGGCAATATGGCACGACTGAACCGCAATGATAAATGGATACGAGGATAAAGCTATATTTGCTGAATGTGAGTTTCGAGTTTTCTTTTCGTCAGAACAGGGGAAAGTGCCTGAAACCTCTGACACGGGTAACGACATGGACATACGATACATGCCGGATTATCACATAAACCCGTGAAACGAGCCGGAGAACCGGTGTTAAAGAAACAAAAGCATATCCGACAATCCATAAACCTAGCGACTTTGCTAACTGGGGATTGCCTAAACGGAAATGCCAAATGGCTATGGTCTTTGGACCTGAATATTTCGCAAGGCAACGGAGCTTCCATAGTAGTCAGAGATGGGTAACGCCCATTACATGGCGAAGGGAAGCAGTCATTGTGTACCAAAATCAAAAATTGATTAGGGAGGAAAACCTCATATGCAACCAACGATAGAGATTTTGGAGAGAATTAGAAAAAACTCACAAAATAACAGGAATGAAGTATTTACCCGATTATATCGGTACATGCTCCGACCCGACCTATACTTTATTGCTTACAACAATCTTTATGCTAACAGCGGTGCATCTACTAAAGGTGTTAATGATGATACAGCAGACGGATTCAGCGAAGAAAAAGTAGGTAGAATCATTGAAATGTTAGCGAATGAAAGCTATTCACCAACTCCGGTAAGAAGGACGTATATCAAGAAACCAAATGGAAAAATGCGTCCATTGGGGATTCCAACGTTTACGGATAAACTTATCCAAGAAGTCTTACGCATGATAATGGAAGCTGTCTATGAACCGGTTTTTTTAGACTGTTCTCATGGATTCCGACCAAATAGAAGCTGTCACACAGCTTTAGGTGGAATGAAAAGAGGGTTTAATGGAATCAGATGGTTTGTGGAGGGTGATATAAAGGGGTGTTTTGATAACATCAACCACAATGCGTTAACTGGGTTTATTCGTAATAAAATTGCAGATGCACGTCTAATTAAGTTAATTTACAAATTCTTAGGAGCAGGGTATTTGGAAGATTGGAAATACCACAACACTTATAGTGGAACACCGCAAGGTGGCATAATATCTCCATTACTAGCAAATATCTATCTCCATGAATTAGATGAATTTGTAGAAAAACTTAAAGAAGAATTTGAGCAACCTCGGAAAACCCATACCACCTACGAATACGGAGTGCAGTGGCGCAAAGTCCAAAAATTGCGTAAAAAGCTGAAAATCGCGGAAGGAAATGAGAAAACCTTACTTCTTGAAGAGCTGAAAGCAGAAAGGAAGGAGTTACTTAAAATTCCCTATAAATCACAAACTGATAAAACGCTGAAATATGTGAGGTATGCGGATGATTTCTTGATTGGAATAAATGGAAACAAAGAGGATTGCATTGCAATAAAAGAGAAACTCTCTAATTTTGTTGCCAATACTCTAAAAATGGAATTATCCGATGAGAAAACGCTCATTACCCACAGCAATACTTCAGCAAGATTTTTGGGTTATGATGTACGGGTTAGGAGAAACAATGAAGTAAGAAGTCACGGGTCAGGATATACTCAACGGTCATTGAGTAATACTCTTGAATTAACCGTGCCTTTAGATGAAAAAATTAAAAAGTTTCTGTTAGAAAAAGGAATAGCCAGACAAATAAATGGTGAATTAAAACCATGGTGTCGCAACGTTATGATAACGCAAACGGATTTTGAAATCGTAACATCATTCAATGCTGAATTGCGTGGAATATGCAATTATTACAGCTTAGCCAGTAATTTCAATAAGCTACACTACTTCGCATATCTAATGGAATATAGCTGTCTAAAAACGCTTGCAGGTAAACATCGTTCATCAATTGGTAAAATCAAGACCATGTTCAAAGATGAAAAAGGTGGATGGTGTGTCCCTTATGAAACTTCCAGAGGGAAAAAGAATCTATACTTTGCGGATTTTAGACAATGTAAGGGAAATAAGCATGTAGCAGATAATATGCCGCGAACGTGGGTGATAAATCAAAATGCCCGAACAACATTTGATAGCCGATTAAAAGCTAAAAGGTGTGAATTATGCGGTAGCGAAACTGCTGAACGTTACGAAATACACCATGTCAATAAGGTTAAGAATCTCAAAGGCAAATCAGAATGGGAAAAATATATGATTGCTAAAAAGAGAAAAACCATGGTTGTCTGCTATGATTGCCACAGAGAAATCCATAAGTGAGTTTTAATAATTGAACAATGATGGAAAGCCGGATACTTCGAGAGGGGTACGTCCGGTTTGGGGAGGGGTCTGTGCAAACCTGCTTCGGAAACGTAGCAAGGCGGCACTTTCCTACTCTACTGGCTGATTACACTTCTGGCCAACCAGTCCATACTGATCCATAACATCAGGAATAAGGATGAGAAGAAAGAACTCCTCACCGAAGAGGAAGTGGAGCTTCTCACTACTCCCTTTGATTTGGCTGAGTACAAGAATGCCATCATGGCCAGTATGATGAGGGGAACCAAGAGAAACGTGGAGAGTGAACCCTCAAAAAACGAGGTGGTCGGGTAAGTGACGAAGAACTCTTTACCCGACTGATCTACTATGGTACAGCCCATCTTAATCGAAAGGAAGACGAGGTGTGGCTGATGCCTATTGGTTACCTCATGGACCTTTGGGAATGTCACAAACAATTTGTAGGTATTGCAAAACCAAAACTGGAGTTATTTATCGATGATGTGATTCCCTCATGGTTGTAGATGTTATTTTTGTTCGTAAATAAACAGGTATATACGAACAAGTATGACAAGGATAAGGTTTGACATTGGTGCTAATAATAAACTTTAAATTAGCACGAGTGTCATTTTCAGACTCTAAGTAATATAATGGTTTAAGAAAACTCGACATGTAAATACTCGTATGATAATGAATCTGATATACTTAACACAAGCATTAATAGCAGAAAGCAGGTCATTATCATGTCAAAGAAAAGAAGATCATTTACACCCGAATTCAAAGCAAAAGTTGTACTCGAAGCATTAAGCGGAATCAAAGAGATTAACGAGCTTGCAGCTGAGCATCAGATACAACCGAACTTGATTAGGAACTGGAAACGTGAGTTCATGGAAAATGCGTCCAAAGCTTTTGATACAAAGGCCGATGAGAAATATACCGACGCTATCAACGAATTACAAGCTGAAAATGATGAGCTAGCTAAAAAAGTAGGTCGCCAGTCAATAGCCATTGACTGGTTGAAAAAAAAATCTGAGGAAACGCTTGGACCTGACTACGAAAGTAAATTTAGTAAGAAGCCTAAAGGAATGTAGTCCATCAGGGGGCACTCTTCCTACTATAAAAGATGCTGCCAAGCTTCTTGATATCAACCGCACGAGTGTTTATTACAAGGGCCGTATGATGTCTGATACCGAACTGGAAATCATGAACCATATCGACCGCTTGCATACAGATCATCCCACATGGGGCAAACGCCAACTGGCCTCACAACTTCAGGAGTTGGGTTATACAATCGGCAAATACAAAGTCAGACGATTTATGGACCAAATGGGCATCGAAGTCATCTATCCCAAGCCGAATCTCTCGAAACCTATGAAAGGACATAAGGTTTATCCTTATTTGCTACGCAACAAAACAGTAACAGCACCGAATCAGGTATGGAGCATTGATATCACCTACATCCGATTGAAGCACGGTTTTGTATATCTAACTGCCATCATCGACTGGCATAGTCGTTACATCGTTGGATGGCATCTGGATGATACATTGGATACCACTGCTGCCTTGGAGGCAGTCAAGAAGGCTTTCCTCACTGCCAAGCCGGAAATCTTGAATTCAGATCAAGGCTGTCAATTCACCAGCCATCTGTATACCGATTACTTGAAGGAAAACAATGTCCAAATCAGCATGGACGGCAAAGGCCGCTGGGCTGACAACATATTGATTGAACGATGGTTCCGTTCACTTAAACACGAAGAAGTGTACTTGAACGAATATCACAACTTACGTGATGCCAGAAAGAAAATCGGCAGCTACATCGATATCTACAACTGGACCAGGCATCATTCATCGATTGACTATAAAGCACCCGCTTCACTATATTTTGGAGCAATGGAAGATGCAGCATAACCCAGGGCTTTGCCCCGGACCCCATCCTCGCCGGAAGGCAGGTGCCATGACGCATGGCACCGAATCAAGGATGTGTAACGATGCTTGTCAAGGGTAAACAAGCGAGTTCCTCGCCCTTGACAAACACTTCAGCTACTGGAAGCAAGCAACCAATCGGATTCATTAAGAAATTTCGATCCCGTGTCTTGACAATTAGACCACTATATAATGTAACATCAAAGACTTAAGATGTAACAGTAAGATTGTTATATTAAAAATCAAAAAGTTAAATTACGCTGGCACCGAAATATGGTGTCTCTTTTCATACCCTCTTATTGCTCAGACAAAGTTTTTATTGCATAAAGTTATCGTATATGATAACATGTAATCGAAGGAAGTATTAGCAGAGGGGGGAACTAGGTTGGCACACGACGTTGAATTTTATCAAAAAGAAAATGGCGAAGTTCCAGTGAAAGACTTCCTAGAATCCTTACCTGTTAAACTAAGAGCTAAGACTTTTCGAGAAATTGAACTTTTAAAAGATCATGGACTTGACCTGAGAGAACCGCATACAAAATCAATTAAAGGGAAAGATAATAAAGGAATTTATGAATTGCGAGTTAAGTTCTCTACGGATATAGCTAGAGTATTCTATTTTGCATATACTGGTAGTAGATTTATCTTGCTCCATGGTTTTGTGAAAAAAACTAATAAGACTCCTTCGAGGGAACTTGATAGAGCAAGAAAATATAAAGAGGATTATGAAAGAAGGTGTAATGATGAGTAAAGTGAATGTGAAAACGAAATCTGCCGGAGTAAAGTTCGAAGATATTAAGGCTCAACTTATGGAAGATGCTGAATTTGAAGAAGAGTATAACAAACTACAACCAAGATACGAATTGATTTCTCAGATTATCGAAGCAAGAAAAAGCATGAAAATGACTCAAGAAGAATTGGCAAAAAGAGCTGGAACCAGAAAATCTAATATCTCCAGGCTTGAAAGTGGGTCCTACAATCCATCGTTAGACTTCCTTATTAAAATTGCTAAAAGCTTAGGTAAAGAAGTTCATATAGATATTCGATGACGATTGATTTTTATTAGGTAACTTTCTTTCAACCAAAAACAAAATACTAATTTTTCAGGACACTTCAAATGAGGTGTCTTTTTTCATGCCTAAAGAGGAGGAGGTGAGTCATAATGGCTGATAATTTTGGGTTAAAGATTGGTGTGGAAGGCGAGAAGGAGTTCAAGAATGCCCTCCGAGATATCAATCGAAGCTTCAAGGTGCTGGGTTCTGAAATGAATCTTGTTACCTCACAATTTGATAAGCAGGATAAATCCATTCAGGCGATGACAGCAAGAAATAATGTGCTGAACAAAGAGATTGATGCTCAGAAAAATAAGATCAATACCCTTGAAGCTGCACTAAAAAATGCCTCCGACTCCTTTGGTGAAACCGATCGAAGAGCCCAGAACTGGGCCATTCAGTTAAATAATGCCAAGGCCGACCTCAATAAGATGGAAAATGAACTGGATAAGAATGTTCAGGCCATAGATGAGATGAATCAAGGTTTTAATGAAGCAGAAAATGGTGCAGGTGGATTCGCTGATGCTGTTAATGATGCAGCTAATGAAACAGATGATGCCTCCGGTAAGTTTGAAAAACTGGGTGGTGTGTTAAAAGGAATCGGTGCAGCAATTGGTGCTACCGTTATTGCCATCGGATCTGCCGCTGTGGCAACTGGTGCAAGTCTTATTAAACTGGGCGATGAATACAATATGGCGGTCAACCAGATTTCTGCATCCACTGGGGCTACCGGTCAGGAGCTGGAGGAGCTGGGCGAGGTTGCTCAAAATGTGTATAAGCATAACTTTGGTGACAGCTTAGAAGATGTTGCTAATGGCATATCTGAAGTGAAAAAGACAACAGGACTCATGGGCCAGGAACTTGAAAAGGCTACAAAGTCCGGTTTTGCTTTAAGGGATACCTTTGGTTTTGAACTTCAGGAATCTGCAAGAGCTGCAGGAGCACTCATGAAAAACTTCGGAATCTCTTCTGAAGAAGCTTATAACATCATCGCAACGGGTGCTCAAAACGGTGCCGATAAAAACGGAGATCTTCTTGATACTTTAAATGAATATTCTAATCAGTACTCAGCCTTAGGACTCAGTGCAGATGAATTTATCGCAGGACTTATAGGTGGTGCCGAAGCAGGAGCATTTAGTATCGATAAGATTGGTGATGCGGTCAAGGAGTTTAACATCCGAGCTAAGGACGGAAGCAAAGGAACCATTGAAGCTTTCACATCCCTGGGGTTTAATGCTGATGAGATGACTCAGAAGTTTGCCCAGGGTGGGGAAACGGCCAGTGATGCTTTCTATTCAGTAGTGGAAAAGTTGAATGAAATTGAGGATCCTATTCTTCGAAACACCGTCGGCGTTCAGCTCTTTGGTACGCAGTTTGAAGACCTCGAAGCAGGAGTCCTACCGGTCCTTGCTGGCATGAAAGACAGTACCATTGCAGCAAAGGATGCTTTAAGTCAGATCACTGAAGTGAGATATGATAATCTTTCAGACGGATTTGAAGGGGTGAAGCGGTCTCTTCAAGGTGTGTTTCTACCGGCTGTTAGTGAGGTGTCTGCAGGTATTACTGACCTGTTCTCGGGGCTGTCCAATGGAATCAATGAAGCAGACGGTGACTTTGAGAAAATTTCAGAGGTTATCGGAGAAACGGTGAGCGGTATTACGACGTTGATAACAGAACAACTTCCTCAGTTTGTTACCTTGGGTCTGGACATCATTTTGGCTTTGGTTGGTTCAATCGTAGAGAATCTTCCTATGATTATCGACTCTGCCATGCAGATCGTGCTGACGCTTTTAACCGCTCTTATAGAAGCACTACCACAGATTACAGAAGGAGCCCTGTATCTGGTGATGGCTTTGGTGGACGGAATTATCGCCAATCTACCGGCCCTGGTTGAAGCGGCTCTTGTGATGATTGTGACCTTGGCTACTGGGATTGCAGAGGCACTTCCCGAGCTGATTCCATCCATTGTACAGGCGATTATTCTGATTGTGGAAACACTTATTGCCAACATGGACCAGATTTTGAATGCCGCTTTTCAACTCATTCAGGGTCTGGCTACCGGTATCTTAAATGCCCTACCCGTATTAATTGAGGCTTTGCCTCAGATCATTACTAGCATTGTGAGCTTCTTAGCTGGAAACTATCCAAAGATTATCGAGAATGGGATTCAGCTGACTATTCAATTGGCAGCTGGACTGATTAGAGCGATTCCCCAGCTAGTGGCTCAACTTCCACAGATTATCACGGCTATTGTCACCGGTCTTGGCAGAGCAGTTCCTTCTATGAATGACGTGGGAAGAAACATCGCCAGAGGTCTGTGGGATGGTATCTCATCCATGATAGGTTGGCTCAAGAGTAAGGTGGATAGTATGGTTGGTGGTATTGTACGAGGCGTTAAAAGCATTCTTGGAATCCGCTCGCCTTCTAGAGTGTTCGCCGGTATTGGTGCCAACATGAGTGAAGGTATTGGAGAAGGTTTTACTGAAGCCATGAGTGGTGTGGAAAAAGATATGCAAGACACTATACCAACGGACTTTGATTTGGACCTGAACTCTCAGGTTTCAGGAAGTCTTGGAGGCTCAGAAGGTGCAGTCTTTGATGTGACCATTCCGCTTACCATTGACGGAAATATTCTAACAAGAGTCATAGCCCAGCTTCAGTGGAATCAGAATACGGTCACCGTTAGAAACCTTGGAGTGGCAGGATCATAAAACAGAGAGGAGGAATAAGCCTTGATTGAAATCTATGCAGGAAGTACGCTTCTTCAAAGCATCAAAAAAGTGATGAGTGCCAATGTCAGAGAAACCTTGGAAGGAGAATATACCCTTTCATTCACGGTACTTGCAAAGTCAGCGCTGGCACTTAAGGTAAAACAGATCGCCAAGCTGGATGATCAGTATTTTGAATTAGTACAGATATCAAAGAGCCTTCAGGGCAGCCTTCCTATCTGTTCAGTGATCTGCGAGCACGTCTCTTATGTCCTGAATCATGAGATGTATAACATCACGGAGTTTGACTTCACCGGAGATCCGGCTGCAGGACTTGCGCAGGTTCTTTCAGGTACACCTTTCAATGCAGGTATTGTAGATTTCACAGAAAGTGTCACCATGAAGATCAATCAGGAAGTCTCAAGAAGGGCCGCTTTGATGCAGTACATTGCCATTCTTGGCGGAGAGATTGAGTATGATGGCTACAACATCAATGTTCGAAGCCACAGGGGAAGCACCGACTATATCCCGGTAATGGATTCAAAGAACGTCACCAACGTGGCGGTATCTCATGATTCCAGAGAGAATGCATCTTCTTATGACATCTCATTCTTTAAGCTTTTGAACCTTGCAGTGGGAGATAATGTTCAGATTGTTTTTAATCCCCTAGGAATCAACGTGAAGACGAGGATCATCTCCCTAGAATATAATCCATTCTACCGGTACAACATCCGGGTGGAAGTGGGAAGATACAGACCCAGTATCTCTGACACCTTCTATCGGATAGAAAATTCATTAAATAATGTGGGAAGCTCAGTGGATGACATTCAAACACAGGTGAACGACCTGGGGGTGTCCTATACCATCGTTTCCAATCTAGTGGTGACAGAGACCACCATTGACGTGACCTATACCGTTGAGAAGGGAGATACCCATCAATATCATGCCCAGTATCAATACACCACCGATAGCGGAGGACGTATTACAAGCATCACCCTGGATAACATTTTCTCGGAGCTTCTCTTAAAGGAAGTCTCCACTTTAACGGTGGATATGATGAGTTTTTATATTGAATATGCAGACGGAACAACGGCAACATACAACTACACCGTGGATAGTGGTGGAAGAATCACCAGCGTCACCAAAGTATAAAGGAGGGCTGATTCCATGAGCTATGATCATATTTTTAATAATACCTTGGCCATCTGGACAGCCTTTGGTGGCAGGGGCGAGGTTCTCTTTACCATTCCAACACTCAGCTGGACCAAGAAATATTATAACAACTTTGGCTACACCCAATATGGCAGTGAGAAGCAGATTAATGTCTATGATAATGGCAACGCGCAGATCGCAGTTTATTATGCAAAGACCCCCTACATGTCTTATTGGAACAAGACCACAAAGCAGTGGACGGTGGTTAGCGTTCCTTGGTGGAGTTATGGACAGCCGGAGATTCTCTATGCAGCGAATGGTGTGTTTATTGCTAAAATCGTCGGCCTTGCCAATGTCATCGCTTCCTTTGATGGCATCACATGGCATAATGCTGGATATTGTCCAGGGGCCTATAACGCCATGACCTGTGGGGCTTATGATATGGCAAGAGGCTCTGGTATCGTCAGTTGGTGGTACTACAAGTCACCGGTCTATTACAGCTTTGATTCTCTAGAGGAAAGAACCGCATGGACCTTGGTTGGATCTGATGGTACTTCAGTACCGATCTTTAAATACTTGACCACCCATAAAGGAAACTTTGTGGGCGTGGTTGGTGGCGATAAATCCATCGCAATAGCTAGTTCAGCCAGTCCTGGTCTTTGGACCACGACCATACCAGAGGATGTGAACGACACCCGTTATATGTTTATCCGGTCCGTGAATGACGTCCTCTTCGTGATGAAGTTTAACTACACCAATGTGGGCGGCGAGTACACCTACTATGTAAAGCTCTGTGTAATGAGTGATGATGCCACGCAGATTACAGAGACCAATCTTTCCTGGGTAGGAGATCTGGCCAACAACAATATCCCTAATCCAAGGAATATCATCTGGATGGTGGACTGGGGCAAGTTTGCACTTCTGAAAGAGAGTATGCTCTGTGTCTCCAATGATGGACTGAACTGGGAGGGTGTAGAGCAGCCGGGCTTAACCACAAGCCAGTATGACACCTTTGACGGTGCAATCTATATTCCTGGTGATGGATTCTACGCCAAAGCAAGTGGCTATGTATATCACGCTCCGTATTAAAGAAAACGATTAAGGATAATGATTAGGACGCTCTTAAATGGGCGTCTTTTATATATACAAATTTTATGAAAGCGAGGAAAAGAACATGAGAGATATTTGGACCTTTCTTCAGATGGCTTTTGCAGCCATTGGTGGTTGGCTTGGTTGGTTTCTTGGAGGTTACGATGGGTTTTTATATGCCCTGATTGCCTTTGTAGTCATTGACTATCTGCTGGGAGTGATGTGTGCCATTTTGGAGAAACACCTATCCAGCGATGTAGGTGCTCAGGGCATCTTCAAGAAAGTAGTAATTTTTTCCTTGGTGGGTGTAGCACACATCATTGATCAGAACATTATAGGAGATGGCAGCGCCATAAGGACTGCAGTGATTTTCTTTTATCTGTCCAATGAAGGAATCAGCATCATTGAAAATGCCACAAGACTGGGATTACCAATTCCAGAGAAGTTAAAAGACATCCTGGAGCAGCTAAAAGATGGAGGCGATAAGGATGGCACTAAGTAATTTGAAGACAAAGTACATGACCAGAAATGATTGCTATACAGCCGGGAGAAAGATCACACCTAAAGGCATCATGGTTCATTCCACTGCTACCCCAGGAGTGATGGCCGCAGATTGGTTTAGTCGGTGGAATAAATCTTATAAGGCTGGTGAAATCAATCGTCAGGTCTGCGTCCATGCCTTCTTGGACAATAAAGAAATCTGGCAATACCTACCTTGGAATCACAGAGGCTGGCATGCAGGCGGCAAAGCAAATGATACCCACATCGGTTTTGAGATATGCGAGCCGGGTGGGTTTTCTTATTCTAAGAATCAGATGGTAGGCTATGATGTGAAGAAAAATGAAGCCTACTTTAGAGCGGCTTGGGAAAATGCAGTGAAGCTTTGTGTTTATCTCTGCAGAGAGTATGGTTTGACTGAGAAAGACATTATCAGTCATGCGGAAGGAAATAATAAGGGAATCGCATCAAACCATTCTGATGTGGGCCACTGGTTTCCAAAGCATGGAGAGAATATGGATACCTTTAGAGCTGCAGTAAAGAAGGCACTGGAGAATGTAGGTGAGGCCAAAGAAGGCTTTGAAGCAGGTGATATTGTTGAAATCAAAGCGACTGCCAGAACCTATTATCCCGGCGGTCCTATCATTCCAAACTGGGTGAAATGGAATTATCACTTAATCACCCAGGATGTGTTTAATGGAAAACCTGTGATCAAAGGCGGCAAGGAATGTGTTCTTCTTGGAAAAACCATTCTGAAAAGCACCATGGATGAGAAGGCTGGCATTATGACCTGGGTTGATAAAGACAATCTTGAGATGGTCAGTGCTGGTGTGGAGGTCGAGCCTGAGAAGGAATCCGGTAAAAAATACTACCGGGTGCAGGTGGGTGCCTTCAGCGAAAAGAAGAATGCAGAGGCCCTCATGGCCCGCTTAAAGAAGGCAGGATTTGATGCCTACATGAAATATGATTAGGAAAAAATCGCAAAATTGTAGCCGGTGTTATCTCCATAGCATCGGCTTATTTTTATCCCTATATATAGTAGAAATGACTTGATAAATACCTGTTTATGAGTGATATATACTATGACGCCGATACCCTGAAGCCTTGAATTACGGGCGTTTCAGGGTTTTATATTTTAAAGAGTTTGATTGATAAACAAAAAGGTCGTCAGGTTGAAAAAGGATAAAGGAAGGAGGAAGAACATGGCTGAATCGTTGTATGAAAGTGGATTTTATGACAGCATTGATTTTCAATCCCAAGAGAGGCAAGTCATTGAAATTGGAATGAAAACTCAAGTGGCTTCAACAACATCAAATATTAAGGAAGAAGCAAAAAGACTTAGAGTTTGTGCGTATTGTCGAGTGAGTACAGAAGAAGAAATGCAAATGAACTCCCTTGAAAATCAAACAATTCATTACACAAACTACATTAGAAATAATACTGAATGGATGTTTGTGGGCATCTACTCTGACAGGGGCAAGTCTGGAACTAAAAGGGCCCATAGAGCGGGATTCAATAAGATGATGCGCCATGCCCTGGAAGGAAATATTGACTTGATTTTATGTAAGTCTATCTCAAGGTTTGCTAGAAATGTCATGGACACATTAGAAGCAATTAGAGTGCTCAAAGAAAATGGAATCAGAGTTATCTTTGAAAAGGAATCCGTTGATACAGGCAGTATGGAAAGTGAATTTATTTTGACTATGTTATCGGTGGTCGCACAAGAAGAAAGTAGAATGATTTCAGAAAATCTAAGTTGGGCGCATACAAAAAGGTTCTCAAGTGGAAAGCCTTTATTCACAAGAATTCTAGGTTATAAAAAAGTGAATGGTGTTCCCTGGACCATTGATTTGGAGGAAGCAAAGATTGTAAGGGAGACTTACGACTTGTATTTAGAAGGCTACAGCCTGGTCGCTATAGCCAGAAAATTTATAAGTAAAGGTTATAAAAAACCAAATGGTCGCATTGACTGGAAGGATTCAAATATCAAAAGTATTTTGAGCAACGAACGTTATGTTGGTGATGCTCTTTGTCAAAAGACTTATACAATAGATTATCTAACGCATGAAACCAAAGTAAATAATGGAGAAAGGCCTCAGTATTATATAAGCAATCATCATGAGCCAATTGTTGATAGAAAAGTCTATGACAGAGTTCAGAGAATTCTTGAGAAAAAATCAGTCGCATATTCCAGAAGTAGTAAGAATATAAACGAGTTCACAAGCAGAATCAAGTGTGGGTGTTGTGGGAAGAACTATCATCGATATGTTGGTAGGAAAAGAGTGCTATGGAGATGCTCGAGCAGACTTAAAAGCAAACTGCTTTGCGAAATGGAAGCAATCGATGAACAAGATATTGTAAGGACGTTAAAAAGAGAATTCACCAGGAAGTATCTGGACGATGGCACCAGCGTAAATAAAAAACTTGTCATTAATTTGATCAAAGAACTCAAAAATATTGAGTTAAATCGAGAGTCAGAGCAAAGTTGGTTAAGGCTTTCTTTAGAAAAAGCATTGGTGGATGAAAACAGAGCGATTATGGAACTTCGGGATGAGTCAGCATTTAAGGAAAAACGGATTCAAGTTGAAGAACAATTAGAATCAAAAAAGCATCTATGGGAGTTTATCGATAAGGATGCTGAGTACAGGGAAGGTGCAATAAAGTCATTAGAGAAAATTAAAGATACCACCAGACTTGTGCAAGGAATGAATGATTTATCTGAAGATATTAGTTTTCTAAGAGCGTGGTTTATCAGAATGACTTATACGGAAAAAGGAACGCTGCTTTTATTTTGGGCAAATGGAGATATGAAAGAAGTCAAAATTGAGAAAGGAGAAGATTGATTATGCAGACAAATTTGTCAACAAGTATGAACCCTAAAGTCCGGATTATTCCAGTAGTTAGCAGAACGGGAAGAAGCGATGAACATCATGATGGAAGGAAAAAAAGAATCGCAGCCTATGCCCGTGTGTCGACCTTGCTTGAACATCAAGCGTCCTCTTATGAACTTCAGGTTTCATATTATACGGATTATATAAAGAAGAACCCAGCCTGGGAGCTTTATAAAATCTACACAGACGAAGGAATTACGGGTACAAACACAAAGAACAGAACGGGATTTCTTGAGATGATTGAAGATGCCAAAGCGGGAAAAATCGACTACATTCTAACAAAATCCATCAGCCGATTCGCTAGAAACACCCTTGATTGCTTGAGCTATGTAAGGTTATTAAAGAACTTAGATCCCCAGGTCGGCGTATTTTTTGAGAAGGAAAATTTGGACACACTCGACTCAAAATCAGAGCTATTTTTGACAATTTTAAGCTCCCTCGCGCAGGAAGAATCAAAATCATTAAGCATGAATGCTACCTGGGGTGTAACAAAGCGTTTCTCTCAAGGTAAGCCTCATATACCAACCACATACTTTCTAGGATACGATACGAATGAAGATGGGAAGATTGTTATTCTAGAAAAAGAAGCAGAAGTTGTGAGGCGGATATTTAGAGAATTTATAGAAGGAAAAGGAACAGCAAGGATCGCTAAAGGGTTGATGAAAGATGGCGTTTTAACAGCAAGGGGCAAGAAAACCTGGACCAGCGATTCAATTCGAAAAATATTGATCCAAGAAAAATATACAGGAGATTGCGTGGCACAGAAGACGGTAACAATAGACTTTTTAAGCCATAAAAGAGTTCCTAATAAAGACCACAAACCGAAATATTACATCCAAAATCACCATCCTGCAATTATCTCAAAAGAGGATTGGGATAAGGTTCAAAAGGAGCTCATAAGAAGAAACGATCTACTAAGAAATCCCGAAAAGAAGTATAGGATGACCTATAGCGGGAAATCCGTATTTTCCAATATGTTGTTTTGCGGGAAATGTGGCAGACCCGTTACACGCAGACGAATGACCTCATCAAAAAATGGTGAAAAATATCACTTTACAACATGGCACTGCAGGGTAGCAGCACATAGGGATATAGACAAAGGCATCAAATGTAATGCGAGTTATGTATGGGAAGAAGTATTGGAGAAAGCCTTCATGAAGATTCTCCAAGAGATGAATGATGATCGTGATGAAGTGATCCGTGAAGCGCGACTCGCCAGTGAAGATTATGCCCTTACAGAAGCGGAGCAGGAAAAACTGGTCGAACTAGAGACGAAGCTTGAACACATCACTAACAGAATCAGTGATTTGGCGGCGAGAGAATCAGCTACAAGTGATCCAGTATATGATGCAACAATGCGACATATGATTTATGAGCAAGAGATCATTCAGCTCGAGTATGAGAATTTAAGCAAGATGGAAAGCGAAAGCATATTTATAAAGAAACATTTAGAAGAGTTCATTGAAAGTTTGGATGACTTGAGTGATGACGATGGCTTTCGAGAAGATATTTTTGTAAAGACCATTGAAAAAGGTGTGGTGCATGACAATCATCAAGTCGATTTCCATTTTAAATGCGGCATTAAATGGAGCATCAGCGCTGACCGTAAAGATTACATGTAGGCAGCCGAGCCAAATCATGAAAACAAACGCCTTAATACTGTAGGTGTTTAACATAGAAAGATGAAAACTCCCTCAATCAGGATAAAGTACTTGCATTATATCCTGTACAGAGTGAACATACCTAGTAGCTAGGTATATCACCGAAAAGAGAGGAGTTTTTTCTATGGGCAAAACATCAGATGATGCTGTAAATAAAGCAACTGTTTATCAGTTGGATGAAATTGAAAACATGAATCCCAATGATACGAGGCAGTGGGTTCAAACATTATGGAACCCTTTAGATGAAAAGAGGAAAAGTCCGCTTGAAAGAACGGATGATGAAGTAAGGGTAGCCGCCTATTGCAGGGTTAGTCCAACACCGAACAAAAGAGGAAGATCCCTTCAAAATCAGATGAGTCATTATACAGAACTAATTCGGAATAAACCTAACTGGAAGTTTGTCGGGATCTATTTTGATGATAATATTTCTGGCAGGACAATAAAGGATAGACGTAGTTTTAAGAGAATGCTCCGCCATGCCGAAGAAGGCAAATTGGACCTAATCATCACCAAAAGTGTGCAGCGATTCTCAAGGAATACAAAAGAACTACTTGAAGCCGTTGAAGAACTAAAAGGACATGGCACCGGGGTATATTTCGAGAAAGAGCGAATTGACACATCCATCGATTATAATGCTTTTTTATTATCAACCTATGGCAGTCTTTCTCAAGCTGAAGTGGAAGCAATGTCAGAGCTGGGCAAGTGGGGAATAGAGCAAAGACTATTAAGCGGTCGACCATATTTCCAGAAGACTTATGGATATGAACTGGTAAAAGGTTCTGGTAGATCGGAACTTAGGATTATTAATGAAGAAGCAGACGTTGTTAGGTGGATTTACAGAGAATACCTCAACGGCAAATCTCAGACAGACATCATGAGAACATTGACCCTTAGTGGTATCAAGACGCCTAGAGGACTGGATACATGGAACATTTCATCAGTAAAGAAGATATTAACCCTCCCGATTTATACAGGGAATTACATTGGTAGAACGACAAACAAGGATCTTATGACGAACAGGGTTAGGTCATCAAAGGGCATGAGAGATAAGATTTTAATTGAAAATGCAAATCCACCGATCATTGATTTGGAGACCTTCGAGAAAGTGCAAAAGCTTATTGAAGACAATAGACCAAATAAAACCACGACCTCAAAAAAGACATTCAGCCCTTTTGCAGGGCGGATTATATGCGGTTATTGCGGGAACATCCATTATAGAACAACAGACCGAGTGAAAGCAGCATATTGGGGTTGCAAGTTGCGTGTGGGGCATAAGGAACTATGTCCTACAAGTTATATCAGGGAAGAAGTTATGCGCGATATCCTTCAAAGAGGCTTTGAGGAATGGTTTGATTTTGGATCTGATAGAACAGTTAAAGAGCTGGAGCAAATGATAGAGTGGGTAAATAAGAATGACCATTTCGAATTTCATCGGCTCAAATACTTAACGGAAATTGAGATTGCGGAACATTTAATCGGATCCAGATTTACGCTAGAGGATGTTGAAGATAAGCGTAAACAATATGGAGAATTCGAAGATAAAATCAATCAGATAGAGGATGATAGGCAGTACAGGGACCAGGCTCTTGACTGGCTTAGTGAGGGAAAGGATTCAGTGGCTTTCTTAACTGAGCTAACACTGGAGCTCATGAGAGCCTGGATTTTTACTGTTACTATATATTCTGACGAGAATTATACGATTCACTGGATTAATGGCAGCGAAACGAGTGTGGGTGATGTTGAGCTTTGCAAAAGTAAAGCTGAGGATTTCCGAAAATCTAGAGACGCCAAAATTGAGCAAACGGAACTCATATCCGGACCTGATGCCACAATTGACAATGAACGTGAGGCCAAGACATTAAGTACTGAAAATTTGATATCAAGAGCTTCATATGGACCGGACACTAAAAATAACAGGATAGAGAAATTAGAGAGTCTTCATTCAAGTGAAGGCATCAAAGAATACGGGAGAAGGGAGGAAATCGACGTGGCATTACCCCAAGTAACACAGATTGATCATCAGCAGCATATGCAGTTAATGAGTCGCATCCATAAAAACGTAAAAGACAATTATCACCCAAAGATTGAGACTAAAAAGAAGTTAAAGGTCGCTGCCTACGTTCGAGTGTCGACCGATAAGGAAGAACAAGAGACAAGTCTAAAAACCCAAATAGCTTTTTATACCTACGCCATTCTCAAAAATCCCGAGTATCAGTTTGCTGGTATCTATGTAGATGAAGGCATTACAGGAACTTCAACAAGACACCGTGAAGGATTCAATAGAATGATTGCTGATTGCAAAGCAGGAAAAATCAATTTGATTCTGACAAAATCATTGTCACGGTTTAGTCGAAATACTATTGATGCAATTAAGTATGTACGGATCTTGAGAGAATTAGAGTCACCGACTTATATTATTTTCGAGAAAGAAAATATTTCATCAGAAGATGATACCAGCGAGCTTATGGTCAGCTTGATGGGAGCCTTAGCACAGCAGGAGAGTAGAAATATTGGAAGTTCCATCTCCTGGGGTAAACGAGCGCTGGCCAGTAGAGGGATAGTCAGGCCAAGAAGGCTTAACTATGGGTATGAATACAACGAGAATAAAGAGTGGGTCATCAAAGAAGAGGAAGCAGTAATTGTTAGGCGCATATATACGGATTACTTGAACGGGGTCAGACGAGCAGATATCTTTAAAAGACTTAATGATGAGGGTATCGTGCCACCATGTGGTTCCGGACTTTGGAGCAATTCCTCCATTCAAAACATCCTGGTGAATGTTGTTTACAAAGGGGATTACATTCACAATCAAAAATATAAAAATCCAGAACGTAAACAACCGCTTGTTCCAAACCGGGGAGAGCTGCCGATGATTCATATTGAGGATCACCACCCGGCCATTATTGAGAAGGACATGTGGGATGAAGTACAACAAATGAGAGCTGAGAGACAAAAAAGTGTGAAAAGAGTTCATCTCGGTTTTGAAAAAGAGGAAGTAAAAAATGAAGCTTTTACTGATAAATTTAAATGTGGAGAATGTGGTAGAACAGTTGGATTTGGAAGATATATAAATAGAAAAAGAGTTCAAAAGCTTGATGATAAAACAGGTGAAATTGAGAGGAAAAAGATCAAGAAAAAATCAAGCGTTACACTATTTTGGCGCTGTGGTTATGGCCTGCAGAATATGCTTCAGGCGTGTGATGCTAAACAGTTCAATCAAGAATATCTAGAAATCAATTTTCAGCATTTGCTGGTTGAAATGATTTCAAATCCTGAATTTAAGGCTTACTATGAAAAGCAAATGGATGAGCTTGAGATAAGTGAAGAAGAGCTAAGTATGGAGAAACAGCTGATAGATAGAATGAATGAGCTGTATCAAAAACTTTACGAAGCGGTGGATGAGGAGCTCAACAAAAAGGGCAGAGACTCCCAGCGAATTGATATGCTTACGAGCAAGATTGTGGCAATACAGGAACAACTGAAAATCTACACAGAGAAAAGAGAGCAGCAACAATTTCTACAATCAGAAATGGAGTGGTTCTTTAATAGCTACAAACTTCAGGATCTTTTAGGAAAGAAGAGAAGAATGAATTTTTATGGGTTCGATCAAACCAAGTACGGAAAATCACTGCTTCCATCAAAGGTTTTAGAGACGGGTCTTAAGGTCGAAGAAGCAAGCTTTAACAGAGAATTATTTGAGAGGCTGATTGAATCTGGCATAATCTATAAAGATGGGACAATGGTGTTCAATCTGAAAGTCGGGCTTGAGTGGTCCACGCCGGTAACTTATGAGAACTATAAAAAGCTCATCACTAAGCGAAGGAAGCTTGATAACTTTTTGAAGCGACTGGATTTTTTAAACGGACCTGAAATAAAAAAGCTTATGAAGTATTGCCGAACGCCTAGAACTAGCCATGAGATGTTAGCATTCATGGGAGATGTGATGACAATTGAACATTTCAGGACAACGATAATCAACCCATTGGTTGAAATGGATAGACTGAAACGGACGATTCCAGAATATATCTACAGCCATGATCAGAAGTATTATACGGAAAGCTGAAATTTTGAAGTAATGAATTTTCGAATTTTGTCGATATAAATACTAATCCGGGGTATAATAATGACAAGAGTAATAGTCGCAAAAATAAAAAATTCTTGAAAGATATTCTGAATGATGGTAAAATGGTCTAACTAGAAAAATTAGGAATCTAGCCAATCAAGGCAGAATATGATATAATGTATATGTATCAAAAGAATGAGTAAGGCATATTATAATAGCAAAGGAGGGATTAGAATGGCCACATCATCTTTTAATAAGGATTTCACGTTGAATACCAAGAAGGCTGTGGAGTCATTCGAGAGAATTGTTTCCACTCCTAACAAAAGCGTTAAAATAAATAGAAACTTGGTATCGCCTGAAAAAGAGAGGCGAGGTGAGCAAAAATTAAAACAAATGTTATCTCGCTAAAAAGACTAATAGAAATGAGTGATGAGACTAAAGCTCAAGAACTTATTTCTATTTTTGTTTGTGAAAAAGATGCAGACATCGAAAACTTTCTTAAAAGCAGGGCAATCCAATTTGAGAAATTAGGTAAGAGTAGAACCTTTTTCATTTATGATGAAGATCAGGATGAGTTCCAGATTCTTGCCTACTTCACGCTAGCTATACAGGTGTTGAAAATTCCAGAGGGTATGCTTTCTGGAAACAAAGTTAAAAAGCTAGATGGACTGAGTGCCAACATGCGAGGGAGTCGTATCACGGAGTTTCCGTCTATTCTAATTGGACAGCTTGGGAAAAATGAAATGTATCCAGGAGTTATCTCTGGATCAGATGTATTGGAATATTGTTTGGCCACAATTTTTGAAGGACAAGCCCGATTAGGTGGAAGAATAATCATGTTGGAATGTAAAGATATTCCTTACTTGATTAGTTTGTACGAGAAGTTCGGATTTAATGTATTGGAAAGAGAATATGGAGAAGGAGAACTTCTGCAGATGATTAAGATTCTTGAAGAAGATGAAATTATCGAACCTAAAGAAGAAGTTTAAGTTTGGATAAAGTAACTACATATTTAGCATAATTGCCTATCACATTGTGATGGGCTTTATTTTTTGTGATCACAGATGAACCACCAAGATGGCATCTAGGCTCGGCATCAGTTCCGAACTTAGACTTGCATCTTGGTGATTTTTTGGTTTTTCGAAGGAATCTCGACAGGTTTGCGATTTCAGGCGATATAGCTCGAAGTTAAACAACAGGTCCTAAATTAAATAAAAATCCGACACAGGCCAATCTGAAGGCTCGATTTTTTTGCTCATATACAAAAATGGCAATTGCTAGAATAGATTTTCGAACTTTTGAACTAATCTACTGAGTAACAATATAATAGAAGGAATTTTTCGAGAGAGCTCATTTCTTAACTGAAATGGGCTTATTTTTTTATCCTTACAGTATAATGTATAAAACTACATATTGTATTTTAGACAACTTAAATACATTAACAACCACAATATATTGTGTTTTTATCCATCTCGTATCATGCCGACGTGAGTATGGTGAAAGGATAAAGAGGGTCTATCCCAGTAATATCAACAGTCCTAACAGAAAAGCAAAAATGTACATTTCAATTCAATACAAAAATAGATAGAAAATACAGATCAGATTAAAATACATAAATTAGAAATCAAGAAGGTGCTAAATACATAAAAGCACCTCTATACAATACATAGACTTTAGATTAGGAAGGATGACGGTAATATGGCTGAGAATAAAAAAATCTGGCTAGCTTCACCACACATGAGTGATGAAGGTTATGAAATGCAATATGTACAAGAAGCATTCGATACAAACTGGGTAGCACCACTTGGTCCAAATGTAAATGAGTTTGAGAAAGAACTAGCAGCTAAAGTTGGTTCAAAACACGCTGCAGCTATGACTTCTGGTACAGGAGCCATTCATCTAGCGCTTAAAGCTGCTGGTGTCGGTGAAGGTGATATCGTATTCTGCCCAACTCTAACTTTCTCAGCTACAGCCAATCCAATCATCTATCAGAACGCTACTCCTGTTTTCATTGACAGTGATTATGAAACATGGAATATGGACGCATCAGCATTAGAGGCAGCCTTCGAGAAGTATGGAGATAAGGTAAAGGCTGTTTTAGTGGTGCATTTATATGGTCTTTCTGCAGATATGGATAAGATTATGGAGATTTGTCGTAAGTATGATGTGACTGTCATTGAAGATGCTGCAGAGTCTTTAGGTGCTTATTATAAAGGAAAACATACTGGCACCTTTGGTGAGTTTGGAGTGTTTAGTTTTAATGGGAACAAGATTATCACTACTTCGGGTGGTGGGATGCTTGTTTCAGATGATGAAGAGAAAATCAAGAAAGTTAGGTTCTGGTCCACTCAGTCCAGAGATGCAGCAAGGCACTACCAGCATAGCGAATTAGGGTTCAATTACCGTATGAGCAATGTCGTTGCTGGGATTGGTAGAGGGCAGCTTAAGGTGCTAGACCAGAGAGTGGCTAAGAAGAAATATATATTTGAGTTTTATAAGAGAGAATTAGGTAGTTTTGAAGGTGTGGACTTCATGCCAATTAATGACTGGAACGAACCTAATTACTGGCTTAGTGTTATGACGCTGAATGGGAACGTGAGACCTCTTGATGTTATGGAAGCACTGGAGAAAGAAAATATTGAATCAAGACCAGTCTGGAAGCCAATGCATATGCAGCCGTTCTTTGCTGAGTATGATTATGTTGGTGGAGATGTTAGTGCGAAGTTGTTTGAGAACGGTGTGTGTTTGCCATCTGATACGAAAATGACGGATGAGGATCTTGAGAGAATTTGTTCAATTATAAAGGGACTGTGGTCCAAATAA